CAACAGAAGCATATGGAACCTGCAACTTGTAAAGCGGAGGACATACGATATCCAAACCACGTGAAGGGTAGGCCACGTTAACGTTATGGCTACCAACCATTGTTACCGGAGCATTGTTAGGAACAGCATTGCTCACGTTACGGTTAGGGTTCAAGGTGTCAGATATAATGCTTGGTGCAACTTGAACAGTGATGTTACCAGCACCATCAGAGCTAGCATTCGCAGTAACAACAAACTGCATATCTTGACCAGTAGATGCACGACCAACAGGGTTAACAGACTGAACGCCAGCGATGGAAATCAAATCCCCAACGACGAAGTAGTCAGTTACAGTGAAGGTAGCGCCGTCCATGATGATAGTGTTACCAGAAGCAACAGCACCATTTACCAATAATGGATCGGCAGAATGAAGGCGTGGTCCAGCTCCTGCAATGTGATGCTTGATATTCTGAGACTGGAATATGTCAAAGTATGACAAGTGACCAATCGCAGAAGAACGCACGATGTCTTCGTTGAACACAGGAGTGAAGTTGTTTAACAAAGCGCCCTTCAAACTAGAACCGTCTCGTACAGTCATTGCCATGTAGGCATCAGATGCAATATTGACACCTTGCTCAAGCAACTTAGCACCAGCCAAATCTACAGTTGTGAAGGAGTTAATTGCAACGCCCGCGGTACCTGTGAAGAAGTTTAGCTCTTGCTCTGCGCTAGAAGCGATGTCTTTTTCCATCTGGGTAATTACTTCCTGAATAGCAGGAGCAATAAACAAACGAGAAAAGTCTTCGATTCTTAAAGATAAATCTTGAATAGTGTAGGCAATCAAAGCATGGTATTGATGCGCCACAACAATCGTTTCAACCGTTTCAATGATTGATTGAGGAGTTGCAACGGAACCATCACCAACGATGAAGTGATTCTGTCTACGAACTTGTAAAGTGTCGCCAATCTTATAACCAGAGGACACGAAGTCATCTTGGTAAATACGAGAAGCAGTCATTACAAAAGGCGCATTGTTGGCAAACATTGCCAATGCGGTATTACTGACTAGGTCAGTTGTAATAAATTGGTTAGCCATTTGCTAGGTCTCCATTTAATCCTTAAAATGGCACCTGGCAGCGTCCAGGGGTTTACCGAGTTTTATCCTTAAAACCCTTGAATCACTTCCATGTGCCAGCCTTCATCCTCGCTCTGATAACAGAAGGAGGAGTCTTATCCGTAACGGCAGTGGATGAATGGGCTGGGTTAGCTCTGACGGTTCCTAAAGGGTTAGCTTTAGTTGGGCTTGACGTTTTACCGTTTTGCCCACCCATCAAAGAGAACGACAACTTGTTCACTTCACGTGCCTGATCTAAGGGATGGAGTCGAGAAATTCGTTCAAGTTCAGACTTATTTTTGCCTAATCTGTAAGCTACTTCGGCTGGATTTTCAACGAGTAAAAGTGCATCCCGCACATGAGGTGTAAAAGGAATATCATCCCCTCTAACCACATCGTCAAAATCGTCGTACTTATCAGAAGCCTTATCGAACTCATCATTCAAGCGTTGATACTGCTTATGTACATGAGTTGCGTGTTCCGCTTCTTTAGCTTGTCTCTCTTCGTGTTCCTTCGCGCCGAGAGCATAGCGTACTGCCTTCTGTATTTTTTCCTCTTCCGACATGGCTGGCGGGTTAGGCTGCCCTGGTGACGGATAAGGATTGGAGTTGTTTTGGTATTGAGGGTTGGCGCTCTCACCGCCTAGCTGCGCTTGCATTCGCATCATATGCTCTTGCATTTGCCGTATTTCCCTTTGGTGCTTTTTGGCTTGCATACCTAATCGCTTTTTAATGCTATAGGGCTCATCCTGATCTGCAATTCCCTGTTCCGCGTCCTGAGTTCCTAACTCTTCCGCATCACCTGGGCCAACGCCACCATTCTCAACATCCTCATCGTCTCCGCTTACTTGTTCAGCTAAAGCATTCTGATCTTCGTCCATGATCTCTACTACTCCATTTCGACACTGTCGTGCCCTAGACCTTACGGTAGGCCTGTGACCCTGTGGGAATCCTTCCCACGATTACTTAAAAGTATAGGCGTATATTTGGCAATTGCTACCCCACATATAGGATCGACAAAAATAATCAACCTTTTTGATGTGGATTGTTGTGTTTATGTAATGCTGACAACACTTGCGCAATCTTAGATGAGAAATCTTTCTCGGTCTTATCTGCGTCAAGTAACAGTTTCCCATGCTCAACTTTAAGATGTTGCTGCTCAAGACCCATCTTTTCTTGCATTTGATGCGCTTTGAGTATCATCTCTGCTTGGTCTAACATGTGTTTTTCTTTACGAATCTTAAGCTCTTCTGCACGCTCCATCAGTTGCTGCTCTTCAATGTGCATTTTCTGCTCATTCATCTTCATCATTTGTTGCTGCTGCATCATCTGTTGTTGAGCCATTTGTTCTTGTGGTGATGGAGGCTGCGGCGGCAATTGCTTGCCTTCTTCTTTAGCAATGATTTGAGGAGGAACCAACGTTTTGAACCTCTCAGCAATTTGAGGCATATATTGAACGTCAAGATTCTTGGCCCACAAATCAGCGATAAGCGGAAACGTTTGAGGATTGGCTTGGAGTGTTTGTTGGAAGAACTCAAGCGCGATGTCTTTTTGTACTGCAAAACTTGGTCCAGTGTCGATTTCAACATCATAATCGCCACCGTCAAGAGAGTTGTCTCTAATCGGTTTCCCATCTTCGGATTGCCCTACAATCTTATTTAATGTGACGGATTCAGTACGCCCATCCGCTTTCGATACAACCATGTGTCGCTCTTGTTCACCAGCAATAACTGGCAACAAGTCCAATACTACGCGACCGCCTTGTTCAATGGCCTGATTTAAGTTATCAAACCACACATAAGCCGACATAGAGCCTTCAAGTTTACGCTCACGTCTAGCCTTTCCTGACATATCGTGACCTGCAAGCGCTTCATTTTCAGAGAATCCAAGGATTTCTCGCATATCCTGACAGCCACGCTGATATTGCTGCAAAAGAGAAGGTGATATTTCCCATGGGGCCATCTTGATAGGCATTGCCCCTGTTTTTGGATCTGGCTGCGCTATCAAAATACCGTTTTGTAATTCAGGATTACGCCACATTTGCTCGTTACCCTTGATATTATCTGGCGTTCCCATCCATTGTTCACGCCTACGGTTCTTAATTTCCGCGGCAACCTCTGAGCCCACATAGTTCACGAACTTTTGAGCGTCTTTAGCTTCATGAATGAATGAACGAGTGTATTGCTGACCATTAATGAAGTTAGAGTCACCATCAACGAAGATTAGTGGCAGGTATTTGGATGGCCAGTCTGTGAATTCAATGATTTGATTCTGTGTAAGAATATATTGTCGAATCTTGTAATCTTTACTCATTCTTTCCCCAACCACTTCGGGGATGTTCTTTCGTATAATATCGCCTACTACTTGTGAGGAGTCTGCAAGCTCCATTTGCATTTTAATATCTTCTTGCATCTCTTCCCATTCATCTTCCGTAACAGCTTGGCCATCATTTAAAAGGAAGAGTTTAACGGGGAACCATTCTTTTCGGCTGTATTTGCACACCACGATTGTGTCTCTGGTTTCCCATTGGAAGTCTAATAATGAGCGGGGATCGGAATAAGACACTGCATTCATTACATGCGGGTAAGTTGCATAGAATTCTTCTTTGGTATAAACATATTGTCTAGCACAGAAGTTACCATCCCCTTTATGTGGCTTCATAGCGGTAGGGTCAAAGGATGTTCTTGTGGCATCAGGAATTAATTCGTATCGAATCACCTGATTAAACGAGCGCGGGCTTTCATATTCAAGTTCGATTTCAAATGCACCATAACCCATCATAAGTGCTGAGCGAAAAGCCGTTTGATATACTAAATCATTTTGAGATTGATATGAGATTGTTCGGACTAAATCAGCTCTTAAATCTATTTGCTTTTGTGTTGATTTGCCAGTTAGCGATCGTACCATTAAGTCAGGTTTGTTCTTACGCTGTTCCCCGACTACTTTTTTCGTGGTGTCATAAAGCTTATTGAAAGTCATCGCTGGCTTAAACAGTCGGCTAAACTCAGAGCGCTCTACGGCTGACCACTGGTCACGCAACACAAAGTTCATATCATCTTTGCCGCGCGTTACGTTTTCTCCAAAATAACCATCCCAAAGAACAAGGTCTTCACGGGCTTTTTTTAATACTTCTGCTTCATCAATTCCAGCAGATTCAAGTTTTTCTTGAAGCGCCTCATTAATGCTTTCAATGTCCTCAACGGCCATCTGTTCAGCAATAATTTCCATATTCTTACCCCTGTTCCTTGGGTTAATGTAATCTATCCTTAAAGAGCGACTTCAACATTTTTATGTCAAAGTCGCCTTTACATTACTTAAAAGCAGGGTATTTTAAGCCCCACTTTGCGTCTTAAGCTGCGTCTTGCTGCTCGGCTACTACTTCCCCACATACTGGAGCAGCTCCAGTGAACACTTCCCAGTCATCCGAGCATAAATCCTCAACTGAGAATATGTAATTACCAGCATTAGGCGTTGGATTAAGAACAATCTTCCAAACATGAGTCATGCCCAGCATGAAAACCAGATAACCATCTTGTGGGTTCCATCCCTTACGGTAAACAGGAACACGTGCCTTCAATTGCTCTAGTGCTTCTTGAAACAACATATTTACTTCTCCTTTTGTTTTTAGTTTATGGTAAAACGGTTAAGGTGCATGAGCCATTAGCAAACACAGGCTTGTATATTTGATGGCCATCAGATGCAACAGCAAACACAAAATCAGTTGCCAATAAATCCATGACTTGAGTTCTTAAGTAGTTATCTAAGAATGCAGCGGTGGCAACCTCTGCTAATGTGTTTTCTGGGCAATATAGTCTACCCAATCTTGGAACCACGCCATTACCTTCTCCAGCGAAGTTGAGCACCAATGTGACTTGTTTTTGTTCTGCCATGATAATCTCCATTTAATAAAAAGTTAAAATCCTTTCAACCCCAAACTATACCTCTACCATCGCAATGATGACAAAACGCGCCTTCTTCGTCGAAGGTAGAACCATTACATACCGGACAGCGATGCGGTATTTTAATCTTTTGCATTTGAGCATCAACCACATCATCAAGCATAGCTCTAATGTGTTCATGCTGACTGATAAGCAACTGAAACCTATCTTCAAGCAACTCGTTGTCAGCCTTCAGGTTCTGCAAATCAACAACCATACTTTTTAGATCGTGAAGCAAACTATGTGTTATTAGCTCTGGGTTTTCTATCCTGATTCCATCATCCATTGATTTCACCTGTAAGTATTCCAGTCCGTAGCTTAGTATAGTTGCAACATCCATCATCTTTTCGCAAGCCCCTTCAATGCCCCGTCATATTTTGTAGTAATTTTGCTCATTACCTCTTTGAACTGCTTCTCACATTCTGCGCATTTATCGCCGTCTATTATTGTCATAAACTTTTTGCAGTACTTACAACGTACAGTGCTCATAGGCTAAAATATCCTCATTACAGGGTTATACATATCCACTGGCGTATGCCCGCTCATCTTGTCTTGCGTAATTCTATCACTTGCCAATTCTAAGCAACCATATCCTAAAGCATCCATGGGGTGAGATGCCATATTCTTATTTGGCTTGTCTTTGTAGCGCTCTTCACCTGAAACCGCCACACGAGCATAAACGTAATCCTTTACAAATCCTTTGAATAGAGTAGGGCATTGTCGTCTATCCAGCACTAATCCTGGCTTTCCATCCACCATCTTATTCAGGAAGTAACGCACGGAACCTAAGCGCGGATCGATATCATTTGTGCGAGCGCCTCGTGTTGGAATACCAAGAGATGTGAGCTCTCCAATGCAAGACATTTCTTCAATTACTTCACTTCTATTGTTTCCAGCAGGGTCTCCAATGGACAATCCTACCTTGCAATAGGGGAAATCTTTAGCAATGCAAGGGATAACAATTGAGTCAGCGAAACTCCTAATACCCATGCCATCACCTACATATTCTTTCAATATCAGCAGTTGTCCACGAGCTGACAACTGCATAACAACACAAGCAGGAGTAAGACCAAAATCCCAGCCAAGAAGGAGCTGTTCACCCTGGATTGCAGATATAGACTCCACCGCATGAAAGTCAGGATTAAACTCTGGGTATACACGCTTACCAAAGCCAACAGAACCATATTCGCCAAGACAAAAGACCTTAATAAACTCCTGTGACTGTCCTTCCGCAAGCATTTCATAATAATTATCCGGTAGATGGTTAGCATTATCAGCAGTGGGATTGCGTACCCATTTGTTATCTTCATTCTTAATTAATCCAGGCGGCTGCTTGAATAGTTTATGATGCTCAAATGTGCTCTCCTCAAAATCCTTAAATATCCAATGGTCATCTTCTGGCGGGTTGGTATCAGCAATAATACCTGACCAGTAAGGTTCTTGGCAGAAAGCTTTTGAAGGATAACGATTAACACGTCCTTTCATATGCGCTAAAGCTGCTTTAGGAACCTCTGAGAGCTCGTTGATGTAACACCCTGTTAACTCCAAGGATTTAATCTTGCGCACGTCCTCGGGCCTATCAAGGGCTATAAACAGCAATTCCAGCTCTACTATGCCATGGCCGTCATTAAACGTATGCTCATAGGTCATGATAGGTTTCTGGCGTTTACGCACATCACCTAAGTCTTCAAACCACGCAAGCCATGTAGCTAGTGTTGTGGTACTGAGCTCTCCACTTGTATTTCTGACGATTCCCCATCGACTACGTCGTCGTCCTGCGTGCCATACTGGTACACTACATGCTCGTCGCACAATTTCTGTAATTGCCCACGTAGATTTACCACTTCCATAAGGGCCCATAATGACGCGCACAAAGCTATCGTCGAGATGAGCAATATGACCAGTCGCAGTTGGAATATAGAGTTTATCTTGGTCTTTAGCATGAATGATCATCCCTGTATCGTTAATGGTTAATTGGCGTTCCACGCCCTTTCTACGCTGCATTTCTATGTCATCAATACATCGAGCTATTGCGGCTGCACTTAGATTCATTTCTCAAGCACCTTCTTTGGAGGAGGCGTTTGATAGTTTGGTTTGTTGCTATGAATATGTTCTTGCGTGTTATAGCGCACACCGCACTTAATGCACTCGCGGCGACGAATAATTTGATTTGTTCTCTCATCCCTAGTCGTATCAACCACACGTGAGTCGGGATAGTTGCACGATTTGCATTGCATCTATTTTCGCACTCCGCGTAAAGTACGAACAAGTGTTGCCCTTGCTGCATTAGTGAAGCGTTTAAGCGGCTTCTTAGCATTGTATTTAGCAACATCAGCAAGAGGATCGGCTTCATATGCGGCTGCTGTTTCATGAGTCTTTTTCTTGCGTTCTTTCTCTATCCATTTGTTTTGAATGACGGCCATTTAAAATCCTTTTACCATGTGGTGGAAGCACAACATTATAGGAACCGTGAGATCGCCAACGAGCATAGTGTTTTTGGCATAATCCTTTTTTAATCGGGTTACTATTTCCCCTATTTGCATTAGTTACCTCACATCCTGGAGCAATGCATTTTTTGTCTGACGTTCCTGCTTTTTTGGCTGCGACATTACCTTTAACAAAACAAGATCCTTTTTTTAGAGGATCCCAGTTATTTCTCATACGCTTATAATGCTTGTTGCAATAACCTTTTGACAAATGTTTATTATTACAGCCATCAATCACACATTCTTTAGTATTTAAACTTGTTTTCCAATAAGCCTGATAATGTTTAGAGCAATAGCCTTTTGACTTCGGTTTTCCTTTACAATCAATAAATACACATTGTGTAGATTTTTTAATAATAGGTAAGTCAACAGTTCCATATTTATAATGCCTAGCTAAATGCTTGTCACAATATCCTCTGGCCTTTTTCTTGCCAAAACAAATAGACCCATCACGCTCAACGGACTCACATAACCCATGATGTAATCGTTCTAATAAGCTTAAATCAGGATTCATCTTCAGCCTATTTCTTCTTACCTAGCACTTTGTTAGCCTTAGCGTCTATCTTCATCTCAGAAGAATTAGAGAGCTTACCCTTGTTAACCATCTGGGTTGCACGACTCTTTGCCGCAACCGCATGTGACTTGTCAGGCATTGGATATTTCTTCTCACCAGGAAGCCCGAAATCGCTCTTAGGGAGCTTATTGCGCTTAGAGGTAGTTAGGTGAGTCATTAACATTTCCCCTTCTTAGCGGGCTTCTTCATGGCTTTGGACTCGTCTTTTCTGGCTTTCTTCTCCATGCCCACCTCACCATACGCTGCACCTTGCGCACGCTTCTTGGGGTAGCCAGCCTTCTCCATAGTCTTAACATTGTGAGCCATTCCTTTAGGGGTAGCAGCCTTTTTACCTTTCTCTAATTTCATTTACATCGCTCCTTGATATAAGTGAAGCAGCTATTACGCTGCTTGATCCATTTCACGCTTATCTATTTCTTTCATCCAATAAGCATAACTCTTGTCATCAGTCTCAAAGCACAATGTCATTTTAAGTCTTGCTACAACATCGTGGTCTTGCTTGGCATCCAAGAAGTCACACTCACTGATTACGGTCTTTAATGTTTCGTATAAGCTTTTCATTTCTATGTCCTCATCTGATTCAATGAGGAGATTATTGCATACATAATTATTTAATTCAACAATTATTTAAATATATTTCCGCTTATATCTTTCTTACCATAATTCTCTTTGCTTTGAGGAGGCAAATTACGAGATGCACCTGCTTCTTTGTAGGTTCTTGTTTGTTGTAATGCTTCACGCTCAAGGTATACGTTGTTGCGAGTAGATAAGTAACCGTCTGGTTTGTTTGATGTGTACTTAGCGCCCATGATGTTGCTCCTTGTTATTTGTAGTGCTTAGATTTTGGTAGCTTCAATTTACCCTTTGGTAATTCGTGCAAGTGTTTCTCATGCTTAGCGTGAGGACTTGGTTCAGTCTTCTTCTGTGTCTTTTTCATTGCGTATGTCTCCATCTTGCAGTTTAGCAAGCCGATGATTGAGTTCGTTTAGCTGTGCATTAGGCCCAAAATGTTTGTACCATCTACGCTCAAGCAACCAAGCATCAGCTTGCCAGCGCTCAGGTCTAGCGGCAATGATATCGGTGTGTTCACGCATTCTTTGCATCTCAGCTCTTTTTATATCCTCGGAAAAAGTGGTGTAATCTGAATCAACTCCTTGCATACGATGCATTTTGGCAGTCTTCAGCCAATCGTATAAAGTGTCTTCACAAATGCCGTTGGCTTCTGCTGCATATTCATAAGGGATTCGATTGCGTATAGCGTCGACAATTGCAGCTCGACGTTCAGGGGTAAACTTTGATGGTCTGCCTATGTCACTAATGACATCCGGCACTTTCAGGCTTGAATTTTTAGCCATTACACTAATCCTTTAGTGATATTTAATTCAATAAATGTATCTTACTTCTTTTTAACTTTCAATACGAGCAAAACATAAAATTATTGTACTAATTCAAAATGCACTAAATCCTGGAATTTGTTATCCATAATGTCATAATCTCTATCCCAGTCACCGCCAAATCTAACAGAATGCGTCATCTTGCCATCATCCTTAAGCTTTTGTGCAATTCCCATGACATAACCCGCAAACCAATACAGTCGTCGGTCATTATTCCAGTCAATAGGGTAAGGAGCTGCATCAACAGCCATGGAAGGCTGATGATTATGTTTGCCATGGGGCCAATGTAATTGTGTGTTGCCAGCGGCAAATGCTTTCTCTTGGTCAGCTTGGTTTCTATAGCCCTCAATTATGGTGCAATCAAAATTCTTTATCACCTCAAAAAACAATACTTGCAAGTCCATGTGACAGGTAGATAGCTTTGAAAAAGATGATTGGCTGAATTTTGGCATATAAACATTCCTTGTTTGGTTGTTAATTTAATACTAGCACAAGTTTTGGTGTCAGTTTAAAACCCTCCGAAGAGGGCACAAGGAAGAATGGCATATGGAAGATTAATGATAATTAAGTCAGGAGATAACTTTCAATAATTCTCTTACCATCTATCCAACCGTAGCAAAATTCACCAGCAAAGCCAACACTTTTCATGTCTTCAATGAAACTTTCTTGCGCCTTCCAAGTATCTGTGTTTCTCTCGCTCATTGTGTACTTTTTATTTCTTTTAACTTCCAACCATAATCCATGATAAGTCCTAGTAGGCCAAGCAATGAATAAGTCACTAGCACCAGGTCTTAATCCCATGCTTTTTGCTTGTGCTCCTTGAACTGGTGTGCGTTTTCCCTCGTTATCATTCTTGAGAAAGAACCTCTTTAACTTCGGGTGATACTTTAGCCAAGATACCAGGGCTCTCTGCTCCACATATTCCTTTGGCGCTACCAACTTTGCTGTCATCCTTGACCTCATCGTTACCGTAAAGCTGCTTCATAAGCTCCATCATGTTTTTATGATCGCTTAGACTTATAGACTTCTTAGCACTTCTTTTCATTTTTAAGAACTTCCCTCTCTGAATAGTATTTCAAACAATCAACCATCTCCTGATAACACGCAATAGCTTCCTCAATCTTCTCATCAGGATGTGCATCTATCACCTCTCTACAGTGTTGTCGTAAAAATTCAATATCGTCTCCACCATGACCATCAGACACCTTCTTAATCAAGCAACATAAGTAATTCTTTCGAGCTATCCATAGCCCTCTATTCATGCTTTAATCCCCTGTCCAATCCTTGTATGCCTTTTTAGGCCCTCCGTAGCCTCTAGGAGCCTCTTTTGTATCAACCTGTGGGTTAGGGTTATAACCTACCGATTCAAGGTATCTTGCTGTCTCAATCTCACCCAGGAACCGTACTCGAGCATAAGCATACGATACAGGTAAACTTAAGACTAACTCTTCTGGTATCGCTAACAAGTATCTTCGATACTCAGAATGCACTTCCTTGTCAAAATCACGACTGCCAATTTTTATCTTTTCCTCTGGGAATTCAGGATGTTTTTGGTCTTTGAGCGCCATCCTTCCTTCATGTGCACGCTTTTCGTATTCCTTCATGCGTTCACGCCAGCCTAAACTCTCTTCCTTTGTCAGTTTTTTGGGTGACTCAGGAGCTTCTAACAAAG